GTAATTCTATTCTACCTTGTTCTTTTAATATTCTTATAACTCTACGTAATACAGGTATTACAAATTCTGATTGTAATCTACCGAATGATGAACCAATTTGTCTTGATAAATCAGCCATACGTTCAGCTACTTCTGTTGCTGTCATTGGTGTACCTTCAGGTCTACCAAGTGTTTCCATATATAAAGCTTTTTTAATATTAGCTCTCATATCTTCTAATACTAATTGAGCTACATCAAATCTTCCAGCAGCATTAATAGGTTGTAATCCTCTTGAATTTGGTGCGATTGGAATTAGACTGCCGGGAACTAGCTGTATGTTATCAGGATTAACAATACCATCATCTTCTACTTGATATATTCCTGATATAGACATCTGTGCATTTTCTAAAATTAATTGAATTGTTAAATTTGTTGTTTTGATTGCAGACATGGCATTAAAGATTGGGCCACGTCCATACACTTCGCCTGACGCTTTATTCCAACGAAAACAAACATAAGGATTAGAACCTACACCTTCAAACATTTCATCTAAAACTATTGTTTTTTTATCCATTAAAACAACACAATGTTTATATTTTTCTACATTAGGTTCATCATAAACTCTATATACAGCATCTAATATTGTACATTTTTTTTCAGGATTCATTGTAGACATAACACTTTCAGGTATTTTTGCCTTTGGATACATTATTTCAATTTCATTTAATTTACATTTACGTTTTCTATATACTGCATCTATTTTATTTGTTGGGCCATTGCTTAAACATATATGGGGTAATGGAATTGCATTAAATTTAATTGGATTAATAGCATCACCTTCTTCTACTAATAAACATCCTGTACCAACTGCTAAATCCATAAAAGTTTCATGAACTTCTGAATTAAAATTTGAATTACTTATTACTTCAAAAACATATTGCGTAATTGAATCTAATGATGCATTTACATCTTCTTGATCTGATTCTGGTATTTCTACTCCAGCTTTTAAATCTGCCCATCTTGCAAATGTTGGAACTATTCCTGATTGCAATCTACTTGCAAATTCTTGTATACCTACTACTGCTGTTTCATCAAATATTTTATCAGTACGTTTTTGTGCTGGACTTTCTTCATAAAAAGATTCTCTTTGAGGTAGGCAATATTCATATGCTTCTTCAAATTTATCTTTCCAATTATCTTTTAATGCTTCAGCTTCTTTATATCGTTTAATAATAACATCTACTTTTTTGCTACTATCTTCAGCTAAAATTTCTGTTGTATCTTCGTAAACCATTATGTGTAAAATGTCCTTTTCATTGTAGATTCGTCTTGTCCTATTCCAGCAAAATATTTAGTTGTGTCTTTAGATTTTTTAGATTTTTTATTATTTACTACTTCTGTATCTGTAGTTCCAAATCCTAAATTTGCTGTTTCTGTATTTTCTTTACTTGCTGTAGATTGTGTATTTCCCATAGCTAAATTTGCAGTAAAACTTTTTCTATAATCTCCATATTTTGCATTAAGTGAATCTGCTGCTGCCATTCTCATAGGTGTTCCAACAATAGGCCCAGCCATTAAAGATAAACCACCTAACATTAAAGCTTTAATTTTGTTTTGTCTTTCAAACATTTTTTCTGAAATAGGAATATTACCCATAACTCCACCTTGTCCAGAACCCATAGCAGAACCAGTTTGTGTTTGTCCAGCAGTATATGAACCATATTTCATTTTCCAACCTTTTGATGTAAGTAAATAATTGTAAGAACCATCAGGATTTTGTGAACCTTTTTTTGCTTCGCCAATATCTTCTAAATATTTATTTGTTTCCATAGATACTTGACCACCATACATTTCATTTTTTTTCCCATCTTTAAAAGTAAAAGAATTTACAATACCTTCTGTTGGGTGTTTAGTTTGTGTAAAACTAACTTTCTTTTTAACAGCTTCGGTTGCTTTATTTGTTTGGTTATTTGATCTATCTCCAGCTCCAGCTTTACTATTTGTTGATTTTTTATCTCCCATTAAGATATCATATTCCCTTCATCATCATAAAATCCCTGACCACCAGCTTTAGAAAACATAGAACGAGAACCTACCATACCTTTAGCAATTCTTTTTTTACGTTCAGCTCTTGCTTCTTCTTTTTTAATTCGTTCTTCTTGTTCTTCCTTTAACTGACGTTTAATCATTTTATCAGTTTCTGTTTCCTGATATTTAGGTCTTTTTAAAATGCCCATTATTTTTTCTTTTTAGGAAAACCAGCTTTCATATTTGCATATGCTTTAGCTGTAACTGTTGATTTAGATTTAGGTCTTGAAGTACCAGCTTTCTTTCTAGCGTTCATATTTGCGTATAATCCTTTTTTAGCCATTATTTTTTCTTTTTCTTTTTAGGTTTACGTTTAGCAACAATACATTTGCAATGTTTTTTCATTATTTCTTTTTAGGTTTCTTAGTCATGGTAACTTTTTTACCTGATTTTTTAGCTTCAGCTTTCGCTTTTGCCATTCCTTTAGAACCATATGAAAACATTTTTTTACCAACTTTAGGCATAGAACTTCCTTTCTTTATTGTAGCGTCCACAAAAATAGTAAATCCAATCTTTCGCAACGCACAAAATAGCTGATATGGAGTAAATATCCAAAATTTACGTAAACCTATTAATCGTTGCATATAACTTACGCAGCTATGTTCTTTGACCCACCACTCTCCTCTAAAGTTTGGTGTATCTTTTTCTTTTCCTTTAATAACAATACCATGTAATCTTTTAACGTAGCTTAATACGTTTTCTACTTCTTTATTGCTCATTAACTCTATATTTAATCTGCCATATAATCCTTCTACCATAATCCAACATTTAAAATCTGGTTGGTATGATATAGCTCCTACATGGGTATACCCTTTCTTTCGCCATTTAGTATACCAAGAAGGATTTAACGGAGTATAAAAAAAGATTAGCCATTCAGACCGAATACGTTCCACGATTTCCTTTTTGGTTTTTCTGTTTTGTCAAATACATTCCATGTTGTTTTAGCTTGTACAGGATTCATATTTTTTTTACCATGAACTAAAACTCTACCTTCACCAGCTCCCATTAGGCAATATTGCAAAGCATCATGTACGTGAGAATATCTATTTTTATTAGGTTTTTCATCAAATCGTTGCCCAGATGTTTGTAATCTTCTGTAATGATAGCCACCATTAAACCCTTTTTTGAGGTTTATACAGCGATTATCAAGCAAAAAGCATGGTTTACCATCCGCCATTTTGTTTAAAAGGCTCTCTACGGCTTCCGTACGGAGTGCAATATCGTTAGATGGGGCTGGAATTGCCTTAATACCAGCTTGTCTTAGCATTTGAAATGGAGTTCTTTCATCAGTTTGGGCTCTAAAATCTCCTGCTGGGTCGCCATATATTTCTAATTCATAGTTTCTAAAATACTTTGTTATATCTTGGTTTAACACTTCTGCAAATCGTACAGCTCCCATATCAAAACATACTAATTCATGGAGAATAATCCACCTACCAGTAGTTAATCGTTGTCCAAACACAGCACTAGGCGTTAATCCAAAGTCAATACCAATATATACTGTAGAATTAGGGTCAGGTAATATAGGTTCTTTAGCTAAATGTGTTTCTTCTCTCCAACTTGGATACACAGGTTTGCCATCTTCTAATGAACCTAGTTTGTTTAAAACATATACATCTATCCAACCTTTAGTCTTACCTTTTATGATGTTATTATAATATTGTGGCGTTAAATTTTTTTTATTTTCTGCACTTTTATTTTCTTTATAGCCAGTTAAATCGCCTCGTTCATCACGTTCTTCTAACATACCTCCTCCTTGTTTATAAAAAGACCAATTATCAGGTTTAACTAACATTAATGCTTCATCTCTTGATATGTGGTCAGGCACAGGTACTTCTCCAGCCATAATAGGCCACCAATGATCTTCTTCAGGGGCGTTAGTATCGCATATAACTCCGTACCAAGACGCACCACCTTCACGCATAGACGGAAATCTACCTACTCTCATAGTACAAGCATCTATAATAGACTTCGGTATTTCTCTTGCTTCATTCACCCATACCCCTGTCAGCTCTAATGATAGCAATTTCTTCACATCTTCAGGTCTATCTAATGCTAGGAAGATAACCTCTATATCTAAATCACCTTTTTTAATATGGTGTGTGTAGGGAACAGACCATCTAAATCTTCCCCATAGGTTTTCATCATACCAGTCTAACCAAGTCTTAATTGTAGTAGTTTTAAGTTGTGGATTGGTATTCCGAATGACTGCCCATCTGCTTTTTCTTATACCTTCTTGATTAGGTTTTTGTTGTAATGATCTTCTAAATACTTCTACACAACAAGCAACGGACTTCCCACTTCCTACTGGCCCTCTAATTCCTCTAAAGAAGTCATCTGACTTCATAAATTGTTTTAATATTTCTCCGTAGGGCTTGTAACTAAACTCACTCACTCGGTCTTACCTGAATCCACAGCCATTTTAAGAAACTTCTCTACAACATTAGGGGCGAAGCTTTCAATAAGTTTATCAGCTTCATAGTCGTTGATATGTTCTGTGGGGTAATTCTTTAAATGTACTTTCTTTACTACTTTTCTTAATCTTCTTCTATCTTGGAGGGATATTGTTTGTAAAAAACTCATGATCTACGAGCTGCAAAAGCTCTTTTAGAACCTTTCATTCTGCTTTTTTCTTTAGCTCCTTTATTGGCACTAGAAGATTTAAAGCCAGTTATCTTTCCTTTTGAATGGGTAGCATCTTTACCATCTCCATTCCCATATGTACCTTTATCTCTATTATATTTAACTAATTTTCCCCTATAAGCTTTCATCTTTTTTGAAGATTGGAACTTTTTATATTCTTTTTTATAATCTCTTTCCATTTCTTAATCTTCTTCTATCCGTTAGGGAGATGCTTTGGAGGAAACTCATTACTTACCTTATCTTTATACAGTTGTTTTCTTAAGTCTTGTTTTTCTTCTAGGTGTCTTTCTAAGCTTTCTAATAGCTGTTTATTCTGTTCTTTTAAATCTTTTAATTGCTGTTCTATTTTCATAAGTTTGTCCATTTTGTAAAGTGAAAAAAAAACCACTCTATCAAAAGAAAAATTTATTATATACTCACATTAACAATTCCAAGCCCTCAATGATTTAGATAGTCTATCCTTTCCGGTATTATTACTTGGCTTTTGACGTTTACGCATCCCCTTCATTCTTGCACAGAAAGACTTTCTTCTTTTACTTCCCTTTTTCTTGGTAGGAGCTTTAAGATTACCACCAGTAGCCCTGTTATAACTAGCTCTACCTTTAGCATTAAGTCCTCCTTTAGGATTCTTGCCTTCTTTTCGTTGCCATGCTGGTGTCGACATTAGGTACTTCTAGAATAGAATTAATATTTTTGGTACTCACATTCGTGTACACTAATCAAACCTTCTGGGGTACGTGCTTTTTTAAACCTATAATGTGTGTCTAAGATATATATATGTATAGACTTACCTGTTTTTTGCCCCCCCTACCTCTATTTGTGGGCTTAAGGTTTATGTGAGATCAATATTTATCTTTATGTCCCCAGTTACGTCGTGTTGTATGCGTTCTGGTGCTCGTATACCAGCCCTGTCTAGTAAATC